TGGATTGGAGACAATGGATATTTGACCTTTCTATCTGATATGGGGGAACGACCAGAGGGATATAGTATTGAGAGAATAGATAATAATAAAGGTTATTACCCTGACAACTGCAAATGGGCTTCTATCAAGGAGCAGGAAAATAACAGAAGTAACAATAATAAAATTGAATATCAGGGTCAAACTAAAACTATCACGCAGTGGGCAGAGGAGTATGGCTTATCAGCCCAGACCTTACGATACAGATTAAATAATCGTGGAATGACTATGGAGGATGCATTGACTTCTCCTAAACTTTATGGATATAATACAAGAAAAGGACTATGACTATGGACTTCTTACGGGACATCGTAAAAGAGATCGGAGATGACTACACCAAACTTGCTGCAGACATCGACGAAACAGAAACTTACGTGGATACAGGTTCGTACATTTTTAATGGACTCGTTTCAGGTAGTATATTTGGTGGTGTATCTGGGAATAAGATTACTGCCATTGCTGGGGAGTCTTCTACTGGAAAAACTTTTTTTAGCCTCGCAATGGTTAAGAATTTTCTGGACTCTAATCCTGATGGATATTGCTTGTATTTTGATACTGAGGCAGCTATCACTAAATCGCTAATTGAATCCCGTGGAATCGATACTACTCGTCTTGTTGTTGTTAATGTTGTTACAATTGAAGAGTTTCGTGGCAAAGCGCTCAAAGCGGTAGATATATATTTAAAAAAACCTGAAGAAGAACGTAAACCATGTATGTTTGTGTTAGACTCTTTAGGAATGCTTTCCACAGAGAAAGAGATCACTGATGCTCTTAATGACAAACAAGTTCGTGACATGACCAAGTCACAACTTGTCAAAGGTGCATTTAGGATGCTCACACTCAAGTTGGGTCAAGCAAAAATTCCTATGATCGTTACAAATCACACCTACGATGTCATTGGTGCATATGTCCCTACAAAGGAGATGGGAGGCGGTTCTGGTCTTAAGTACGCCGCTTCTACTATCATTTATCTCTCAAAGAAAAAAGAAAAGGATGGAACAGAAATCGTTGGAAACCTTATCAAGGCAAAGACTGCTAAGTCGCGTTTAAGTAAGGAGAATAAAGATGTCACTGTTCGTTTATACTACGATGAACGTGGCCTTGATCGTTATTATGGTCTTCTTGAACTTGGTGAGATTGGTGGACTTTGGAAGAATGTCGCTGGTCGTTATGAGATGGATGGTAAAAAGGTTTATGCCAAAGCCATCTTGAAAGACCCTGAACAATATTTCACCCCAGAAGTGATGGAAAAACTTGATGTAATTGCAAAGGAAGAATTTAGTTACGGTGCTTGATGGATAAGATTGAATTCTTGGTTCTTAAGAACCTTGTACATAATGAAAAATATCTGAGGAAGGTTCTTCCCTTCCTCAAAGAAGAATATTTCGAAGACAATAAATACAAGGTAATCTTCGATGAAATTTCCTCCTTTGTTACAGAATATAATGAGGTTCCTACCAGGGAAATTCTCAGTATTGAAGTAGAGAAGAGAAAAGATATTAATGAGGATTCTTTCAAACAGATTTCTCAGGTAATTAGTTACCTTGAAGATGATGTTGTAGAGTTTGAGTGGTTGGTCAATACCACAGAAAAGTGGTGTCGTGACCGTGCAATCTATCTTGCTCTTGTGGAGTCCATTGGTATTGCTGATGGTGGTGATTCCAAGAAAGCACCAGATGCTATTCCATCAATTTTGTCTGATGCACTTGCAGTCAGTTTTGATAATCATGTGGGTCATGATTATCTGGAGGATTATGAACAGAGATATGAGTCTTATCACAAGAAGGAGGATAGAATTGAATTTGATCTCGACTACTTTAACAAAATCACGAAAGGTGGGCTCCCTAACAAAACTCTTAACATCGCGCTTGCTGGTACAGGTGTCGGGAAGTCTTTATTCATGTGCCATGTGGCTAGCTCCGTCTTGCTCCAAGGGAGGAACGTTCTGTACATTACAATGGAAATGGCAGAAGAACGCATTGCTGAACGAATTGACGCGAACCTCCTCAATGTGAATATTCAAGAGATTATTGACCTTCCAAAACAAATGTTTGAAACAAAGGTTACTAATCTTGCACAGAAGACTCAAGGTCAACTAATTATTAAGGAGTATCCTACTGCCTCCGCTCATGCTGGACACTTTAAGTCACTTCTTAATGAACTTGCACTTAAGAAGTCATTTAGACCTGATATTATTTTCATTGATTACCTTAATATATGTGCTTCCAGTAGGTATCGCGGAAACAGCACTGTCAATTCATATAGCTATATCAAAGCTATTGCTGAAGAACTTAGAGGATTGGCTGTCGAAACGAACGTACCTATCGTATCTGCCACCCAGACCACTCGTTCTGGTTATGGTAACTCTGATGTTGAACTTACTGACACTTCTGAGTCCTTTGGTCTCCCTGCTACTGCTGATCTTATGTTTGCCCTTATTTCGACTGAAGAGCTTGAGGGGCTTGGACAAATACTTGTAAAACAACTTAAGAACAGGTATAACGATCCCACGATTCATAAACGTTTTGTTGTCGGTATTGATCGTGCTAAGATGAGACTTTACGATTGTGAACAGTCTGCACAAGAAGATCTTCTTGACAATAGAAAAGAAGAAGAGTATACTTATGAGGAAGAAAAACCTAAAAAATCGTTCGATGGATTCAAGTTCTAGTATGGGGTTGACCACAAGAAAATTACAATCTGAATTGGTTACTAAAGAACAACCTCATTATTTTGAAATAAAAAATATTGATGGTAATCGATATTGTCATTGTGGTAGTATGAAGGATGTAGAAAAAATGTTATCTCTTCATCCTGAGTTTACATATGAGAAGATCTATCTTCCCAACCCACCAAAGACTGTAGATGTATTTCATACTTCAGTTGCACCTGACCCAGAACTTCCAGAACAAAAAATTCTTCCAGAATCCGAACTACAACCCCTAGATTTATGACTGTAAATACTAAAGCATATCTTGAATTCGTCAATGCTGTCACGTCACAACCATCCCAAGACCACGAAGCTTTCGTCTATCGTATTCAAGAATTGGAGGGTCAGGGTTTTCCTTCCGAGCGACTGCTTACTGCTGCTGTAGGTATGTCTGCAGAAGCGGGTGAGTTTACTGAAATTGTCAAAAAGATTATTTTTCAAGGTAAACCCGTTAATGAAGAAAACCTTTTCCATCTGAAACGTGAACTTGGTGACATTATGTGGTATGTTGCTCAGGCATGTATGGGTCTTGATACAACTATTGATGAAATTATTGAGATGAATGTTGATAAACTGAAGTCTCGTTATCCTGGTGGAGAGTTTGATGTCCACTATTCTGAAAACCGTAAAAAAGGAGATTTATGACCGAACAACAAGAACATTTGAAAAATTTGATTAGTCAAAGAGCAGATCTAATTGAGAATATTGAATCACTTCAATCACAAATTGATTCTAATCGCCAAACTTATTTTAAAGTTCAAGGTGCTATTGAATATTTGACGGGCACTGGAGTAGAACTTCCCGAACCTGAAAAACAACCAGAAGAAACCCCAGAAGTAGTAGAAAAATGATTACCATTGAAGTAGATGTAAGACAAGCAGCTGCTATTCGTCAGGCACTATTTCGTGAACAAGATGGATATACTTATGATCCTAATTGTTGTCCTTCACGTATTGTAGATATTAGAAATGTTATCCAAAGTCTTGACAAACAGATTGAGAGTGAATTAAAATCTATTGAAGAAACTGAAGAAACTAAAGAATGACCTACGACTTTTCTTTTGCACATTCACCTGAAGGTTTTGACAACCACATTGATAGTTCTATCCGTGGTTACTCAAACCTTCTAGAGGATACTGTATCGTTCTCTCGATACTTTGTGGAAGACCATACCAAAGTCGTGGATGTAGGTTGTTCCACAGGTAAACTGACTAAGATGATTCTTGGTAACAACCCCAATCGTAAGTATGCCCAGTATGTGGGTGTAGAACTTGCTGGTGGTTTCTATGATGATCTGACTGAACGACAGAAAGAGATTCGTACAGAGTATCCGTGGGCCCTCTTGGAATGGGTTCGTGGTAATGTCAGTAACTATCAGTTCAGTAACTGTTCCCTAGTGACCTCTCTGTTCACTTTACAGTTCATGCCAAAGACCACTAGACAGGATACAATTAACAAGATCTATAATGGTCTGAATGAGGGCGGTGCATTTATCTTTGCAGAGAAGTTGATGTGTGAGAATGCATTCTTTCAAGAACTTCTTACTTTTAATCATTATGACTATAAGAGAAAGACGTTCACTGCAGAAGAGATCATGGACAAGGAGAAACAACTCCGTGATATGTTGAAACCAAATACTTGGTCTGAGCTGAAAGATATGGTATTATCTGCTGGGTTTAAAGATTGTCAAATCTTCTGGAGAAACCATCAATTTGTTGGAGTTATTGCAATTAAGTAATGTGTGGAATTATTGGTGGATTTGACATTCCACAAATTGAAAAAGGTCTTCATGCAATTGTTCATAGAGGACCAGACAATCAAAAAGTAATTCAGACGGACAATGTCTATTTTGGACATGTCCGTTTGTCTATTATTGATACTAGTAGCGATTCAAATCAACCGTTTGTTTATGGTAACACTACCATGATTTTCAATGGTACGATTTGGAACTATCGTGAGTTGAGAGAAGAATTGGATATTGAAACAAAAACTTCAGGTGATACTGAGGTTCTTTGTGCTATTTTGGATAAGTACGGTATTGAAGGATTGAACAGAGTTCAGGGAATGTTTGCCATTGCATTCACTCAAGGTGATGGATCTATTACTATTGTGAGAGATCGTCATGGTGAAGTTCCTCTTCACTATTCTCTTATCTCAGGTCTGTTTTCATCATTCTCTTTCTGTTCAGAGATCAAAGGTCTTCTTGCCATAGGTGAGAGCGGTCAAACCATCAAGATGTTGGAACCTGGTGCATTTATTAAGGTTACATCTAATTTCACTGTGGAAGAAGGATATTGGTATAATATTAGAGAACATATCACAGATACTTCTACATGGGATTTTGATGACTCTAAGGCAATGATTTATAGAAATATTGTGATGGGTTCTTTTGAAAGAACTGTTGCCGATGTTCCTGTTGCTTGTCTTTTATCAGGTGGTATTGATTCTGCTATTACAACACTTGTTGCTTCTCAACACATTTCAAATTTGGTGACATATATTGCAGTTCATAATGAGAACTCAAAGGATCTTAAGTCTGCCAGAGAAGTTGCTAAATATTTGGGAGTTGAACTGAGAGAAGTCAAAGTTCGACCTCCTACAGTTGATGATGTTAATGATGTTATCAATACTATTGAGATGCCATACAAGGCCCAGGTAGAGATTGGATACCCATGTATTCAGCTTGCAAGGAGAATCCATGAAGATGGATTCAAAGTGATTATGTCTGGTGAAGGTAGTGATGAACTCTGGGCATCCTACGGTATGAGTTACCATGGAATCAAAGATCATGGTTGGAAAGACTATAGAATTGGTTTGTTTGGTTCACAACACCGTAAAAACTTTTCGAGATGTAATAAGATCTTCATGAAGTATGGTATTGAATGTAGATTACCATTTCTCAATACTCAATTGGTAGAAACTGCACTTGGTCTTCCTCAAGATATTGTGTGGGATGGTAAGTCTAGACCTAAGGCAATTCTTCAAGAAGCATTTAGAGATCGACTTCCTGACGATATTATTGATAGGAAGAAAGTAGCATTTCAAGATGGTATGGGTATTAAGAGTCTTTATGAAAATATTGTTGACTCACCAAAAACATATTATAATGACCACTATAAGAAGAAGTTTACATGACCAAGTTACCCTATAAATTACAAGATGTCTATGACGGTGAGGCTCAGGAGAAGTTCACCGTCATTTCTACATTCGCTGGTGGAGGTGGTTCCTCTACTGGTTATCGTCTTGCAGGTGGTAAAATCCTCTGT